TATTAAAAATTATATAGACTTTAGAAAAAATCGTATATGGATTGATAGTGAAAAAGTATTTCAAACAGTATATGATTTTAGTTTATATGAAAAGAAGTAAGAGGTGTAACAAATAATGAGTGATAAAATTGTTTTAGGAAGTGGAGATGTATATTTTAAAGAGTTTACAGGAGAAATTCCTGCAAATTCTGTATTAGAGACAGAAGAAAATAAATTAGGTTATATTCAAGGTGGAGCTACATTAGAGTACAAACCTACTTATTATACTGCTAAAGATGATTTAGGAGTTGTTCAAAAAACCATTATTACAGAAGAAGAAGCAACAATGAAAACTGGAATATTAACATTCAACGGAAAAACATTGGCTGTATTATGTGAAACGGGAAGAGTTTCTGAAGTTGGAAAGATAAGAACTGTTAAAATTGGTGGAGTTAAAAATGCAAATGGTAAAAGATATGTAATACATTTTCACCATAAAGATAAAGTTGATGGTGATATAAGAGTTACTATCGTTGGTAAAAATGAAAGTGGATTTTCATTAGCCTTTGCTAAAGATAAAGAAACTGTTATTGATGCTGAATTTAAGTGTCAACCACAAGATGGAGAAGGGACTCTTATTAAATATCAAGAAGATATTCCTGAATCAAATCAATTACCAAGTAGATTAAAAAGTGAATAATAAGATTCAGAATAAAATAATAAAAGCTAGGAATATATTTTGTTCTTAGCTTTTAATTTTGGAGGATGATATAAATGGCAAATTTAAATTTTAATAATATACAAAAACAATATTTAATAGTTACTCTTAGCGATAAGAAGAAAACTACTATAATGGTGTGCAATCCATCAAAAAAATTATTAACAGAAATAACTTCAATTGATTCATTAATAAGAAGTATTGACAATGATTCAACAGGTGAAAATGAAATAGATGCACTTTATGAAGTATGTGCAAAGGTTATGTCTCGTAATAAGGGGAATATAAAAATAGAAAAGGAATTATTAGAAGATATATTTGATATAGAAGATATAATGATTTTCTTTAAAACATACATGGATTTTGTGAGTAGCCAGGCAAAAAACTAGATCTCCCTTACTATCCATTGCAGGAAAGTGAGGGACATAGATATGAAATAAGTTCTTATTGGGAGCATTTAGTAAGTGACTATACTGGATTAAACATACTAGAAGTAGAAGAATTAGATTTTATTGATTATTTAAGATATAGAAGAGATGCTTTCATTTATTCATGCAATAAAACTGAAAAAGGTCAAGAGTATTTAGATAATGCATGGAGGATTTCTCAAACTAAGCCAGAGAGACAAAGGCTTAGAGAAAATTTCGGTAGAAAGGAGGAATAGTATATGGCTAAAAATTTAAAAGGTATTACTATTGATATTGGTGGTAATACAGAACCTTTAGAAAAAAGTTTAAGTTCAGTTAATAAAACCAGTAGATCTTTACAAGTTGAATTAAGACAAGTTGAAAAACTGTTAAAATTAGATCCTACTAATACAGAATTATTAGTTCAAAAACAAAATTTATTAGCTGATTCAATTAGTTCTACATCTGAAAAATTAGATGCATTGAAAGCAGCAGAAGCGCAAGTTCAAGCTCAATTTGAAAGAGGAGAAATTGCTGAAGAGCAATATAGGGAATTTCAAAGAGAAATTATAAAAACTGAAAATGAATTAAAAAATATGAAAAGTGCTTTACAAGTTGCAACAAGAAATCTTAATGAGTTTGGAGATAATAATGGTGTAGCTAAGGAAGAATCAGAAAAACTTAATAAGAGTATTCAGGAACAAAAAGAAGCTTTAGAATCTGAAAAAGAAGCGTTAAAGCAAGCAGAGGAAGCTCAAAAGAAACATGCAGAAGAAGTAAATAAAGCTAAGAAAGAATTAGATGATTTTAAAGGGAGTGTTGAAGAAGTTGCTAATAAAGTAAAAGTAGGAGCTTTAGCTTTAGGTGCAGCAGGAGTTGCAGGAGCAACATATGCTGTAAAATTATCTAATGATTTTGATAAGGCATTTAATATTTTAATAACTAAAACTGGTGCAGCAGAAGAAGAGTTTGATTCATTAAATGAAGCAATGGAAAATGTGTATGTTAATAATTTTGGTGAAAGTATAGAAGATGTAGCAAGTTCTATGGCTATAGTAAAAAATAATACTAAGCTTGCAGGGGATGAGTTACAAATTGCAACTGAAAGGGCAATATTATTAAGAGATACATTCGAATTTGAGGTTAATGAATCTACACGTTCAGCAAAAATGTTAATGGATCAATTTGGGTTATCATCAGATGAAGCATATAACTTAATAGTACAAGGAGCTCAAAATGGTCTAGATAAAAATGGAGATTTATTAGATACAATAAATGAATATTCAGTACATTTCAACCAGTTAGGTATTGGTGCTGAAGAAATGTTTAATATGCTTATAAATGGCGCTGAGAATGGAACTTTTAGTGTAGATAAACTTGGTGATGCTGTAAAGGAATTTGGAATAAGAGTTAAAGATGGAACTGCAGATAATGCATTTAAGCAATTAGGTTTGGATGTAGATAAAACTACTGAAAAATTTGGGGCTGGAGGAGATGCTGCCAAAGAAGCTTTAGGACAAGTAACTACGGCTTTATTTAATATGGATGATCCTATTCAACAAAATATTTTAGGTGTTGAAATGTTCGGTACAATGTGGGAAGACTTAGGTGTAGATGGAGTAAAGGCATTAATGGATATGCAAGGTGAAATATCTACCACTAGCACAGCATTAGAAGACATTAATAATCAAAAATATGATGATATAGGTTCGGCACTTGCAGGACTTGGAAGAGAAATGCAAGTAAGTGTTATAGAACCATTAGGAGAAGAGCTGAAACCAGTAGTTGAAGATGTTATATCTTACTTACAAGAAAATGGACCAGAAATAAAAGAGATTTTAAGAGGAGTAGTTGAAAAAATAGGTGAATTTGTGGGATTCATAGTTAATAATTCATCAACTATAATTTCAACTATAGCTGGAATAGGAACTGGATTATTAGCCTGGAATGTTGTATCTATTATTAATGGTGTAGTAGGAGCTATAAAAGCTTTTAAGCTGGCAAATGAGGGAGCAACAATAGCACAATGGGCTATGAATGCAGCAATGAATGCAAATCCAATAGGTTTAATAATTTCAATAATAGCAGGGTTAGTAGCTGCAATAATAGCTTTATGGACTACAAATGAGGATTTTAGAAATGCTGTAATAGAAATATGGAATAACATAAAAGATGTTGGTATAGCATGTTGGGAAGCTATATGCAAATTTTTCACTGAAACAATACCAAACGCATGGAATTCATTAGTTACATGGTTACAAGGAATACCTGAGTGGTTTGGCCAGTTATGGGCAAATGTACTCGCTAAATTCGAAGAATGGGGCAATAATGTATCTAACTTTTTTACAAATACAATACCTCAATGGATTGAAAATGTATTTAATTGGTTCAATGAATTACCAGCTAAAATAGGATATGCACTAGGATATGCATTAGGGAGTATTATCCAATGGGGAGTAGATACATGGAACTATTTAGTTACTAATGTTCCTATTTGGATTGAAAATGTAGTTAAGTTTTTTAGTGAATTACCAGCTAAGATATGGACATGGCTAGTTAACACATTTAATAATGTTGTAAACTGGGGAAGATATATGTATTCCAAAGCTGTGGAAGTTGGTAGTAATTTTATAAACAATATAATAACTTGGATTCAACAATTGCCTGGAAGATTCTCAACTTGGTTAAATGACACTATTTCTAAGGTTATATCATTTGCAAGTAATTTAGGAAGCAGAGCATCTCAAGCTGGACAAAATATGTTTAATAATATTATAAATGCTGTTAAGAATTTACCATCACAAATGGCTTCTATTGGTAAAAATATAGTTGAAGGTGTATGGAATGGAATTACTGGTATGGGCAGTTGGTTGGCAAGTAAAGTTTCAGGATTCTTTTCAGGTATAGTTGATGGAGCTAAAAAAGCTTTAGGAATACATTCACCTTCTCGAGTTATGAGAGATCAAGTCGGTAAATATATAGCTGAAGGTGTTGGTGTAGGGATAGAAGAAAATAGCTCTGGAGTAATGGATCAAGTTAGAAAAATGAATGAAGGAATATTAGATGAAAGTAAAAATATAGATTTAGTTTCATTGAATAGAACTATTGATAATACAATAACATATAAAACACCTAATGTTACTACGACTGAGAGCAGTATAACTAATAGGAATATTCCTGAAA